TTTGATAATCCTGACTGTATCGCCTTGATTAGCAATCTCCCCAAAATAGTCAGAGTTTGTTATATCTCCTACAACAGTTGACTTACGGAATGCAAGCTGTACCTGTTTGGAGTAGATTATAGGAGAAAAATTACCATTAGGTAAATTCCCATAACCTGACGTTGTTTGAAAAGCCATAATAAAATCCTCCTATTGTTTGGCTTATTTAAAAGCTAAACGTCTTAGAAGAGGCTATATTTTCTAGAGTGCATTTAACAGTGAAATAGCAAGTCTCAAAGTCAATGGGTCTGTACTTATATAGGTAGTCTTTTACTAGTTTAGTCTTCTTATTACTTATACACAAAGGTAGTCTATAGTAGAGGCTTTGTGTCTAAGGGTTAGTTATACAGATAAATTCTTTTTTGTCAAGTCTTTATCTTGCATTTCCTGATAAATCATAGATTATTTTACCAGATCTGTGTGCTTCAGTTATTTTATCAGCATTCTTTGCATATTCTGCATCCGTCATCTTGGCAATTTCAGACTCTCTTATCTTGTCTGAAGACTCACTTGGATCTACTTTTGTCTTAGATCCTCGGTCTACCAACGAGGCAGCAGCTTTTGTTTTATCTTTCTTATCAGACTTCGTAAGTCCATTATCAACTTTATACAAATCAAGAACACGTACAACTGAAGCAGCATCATCCGTATTTTCATACAAAGCGTTCTGAACCCACTTAGGCTGTTCTTCAACCCAATTATGAAATTGATCGGAATCACGTAGCTCATCAAAGTCTGAATGTGCTTTCCTAATTTCATTCTCTGCACGACTCCTTGTTGCTTCTTCTTTTGCTTTATTAAGTTCTTCTATTTGTATATTAGCCTTATCAAACATTTGTTTTGCTCGTTTGTCGGCTATTGTTTCTACTATACCTGCTACATCTGGATATTTCTCTACCCACTTAGATAGTTCTTCATCAGATGTAGGTGGTACTAGTTTTTTAGTTTCTCCTAGTTTATCCTCTAGCTCCTTAATCTTGGCATTATATTCTTTTTCTTTAGCAGCTAGGTGTCTTCTCATATCGCCATAGCGAGTTTTAAAAGATTTCTCCTCATCACTAAGTTCAACTTCTGGTTTAACTTCTTCAGTTTTTTCTTCAACCTTTTGTTCTTCTTTAACTTCTTGAACTTCTTTAGGTTTACCTTGTTGTTCCATAAGTTGTTTTAGTTCTTCTTCTTCTTTTTTGATCTTGTCTTTATACTTAGATCTACTTCTGCTCATATATCCTGCAGTTTTTTGTGCTTCCACATTTTCTAATTCTGGCATTCTACTTTTCCTTTCTTGGGGTCAACATTGTTGAGTAGCCAATCTACTTTTTGTTACCTAGTCCTTTACCTCTAGGTTTTCTTGTCTTAGGTTTTGGTTTTGTTTTTGTTGCTAGTCCTCCTTGTTTAAAGGGAACAATATTCCCTGATGCATCTGGTATTCCTTTTTCTTGAGTTTCAGTAATTTGTTTAGCAGGATTAAATTCTTCTGCATCACTTGTAGGATCTTCATCTTGTGGTAAACTAACACCATCATCATCCTCATCTTTTTTATTATTATCATCTTTACCTTTATCTGATTCAGGAGTAGGAGTAGGAGTAGAGTCTGTATCTTCTATACCAAATATTTTTTTAATACCACCTACAATTCCATTAAATAGCTGATCAAAAAATCCTTCACCATCCTTTGATGAATCTGCAAGTATCTCATCTACCTTTTCATCATCCACTTTTCCACCAAAAATAGATTTTAATTCTTGACCTGCAAGTTTTCTTTTAGTATTAAAGGGTAAATTATAATACGTGTTGGCATCTAATCCTAAACGATTTGCAGATGTTACAACTGCATTATAACCTTCTGGTGTCATTACCCTTACTCTACCTTTTGAGTCAAGTATTTTTACAGCTACTGGTTTTCCATCTTTATCCACTAACCCTTTATACTGATCACTTCCTGAAAGAAATTCTGTAGAGGTAAACTGTGGATCTTTACTGTCATCTCTTTCTTGTTTTTGTGTTGTTGCCTGTGTTTGAGCAGGTGGAGTTTCAGACCAAGGTGCTTTTGTAAATTGATCAAAACCTTGGTTAGGAACAAAAACAGGTGGATTACCACGCATTGTACCTTGAACAGCCTGTATTCTTCCATCAGGGTGATAAAAAGTTTTTGTTATTAGAATAGTTCCGGGCATAGGAACATTTCCTTGTTGTGTCTGACCAAAAAGACTTTGCCCAACTCTTTGAAATCCTGCAGTAGGATTAGCTTTAGCAATAGCTTGTTGTTTAAAATAGTCATCATCTACAGTAGGAGTACCACCATTACTATAACCCATTAAGCCACCTTGAGCTTTCTTTTTCTTTTCTTCTTCATCTTTAGCTTTACCAAAAGCAATCATAGTCATATCTACTTCTACTGGCTCACCACCTATTCTGCCTGTAGCTTCCATCTCTGCAAGACCACGTTTTGCTTCTGCACGTAGATCTTCAAAAAACTTTACACCATAATACTGAACAACATCTGCAGGAACAACATATTCACCTTCACTTAATTGTGCAGGTATATCATCACGAACTTCTTTAGCTAATGATCCCGGAGGAATATCATTACCACTTACAGGATCTTTATCTAGTCCGTCATCTTTCATTCCACCTTCATCAAATAAATTCATTTGTTGTTCCATTGTTGTTCCACCTTTGTTAAATACTTTTTGTGTTTGTTCATCTGTAGTTAGTCCACCTTGATTGTAAAATTCTGGTCTTGCTAAAGGTGAAATTGGAAGATTTTTTATTATTTCCATTGAACGCTTTTTTAGTTTATTAACATCTTCAATAGTTGTTAGTCCTCTTTCTTCTAAAACTTCATCAACTCTTAATACAATTTTTTCATAGTCTGTTTTTTCAGAAGATTCTTTAGAACTAGTTAATTTACGCATACGAGTTTTATCAGCCAGATCAGATTTAAAAAAATCTTTAGGGTCAACAGGTTTTTTAAAAATACTAGCTTCATCTGAAGGTGCAAATTTAACATATTTTGTTGTGCCAAAACCAGAGTAATAATAATTATCAGTAAGATGACCACGTAAAGATTTTAACTGGTCATCATTTAATTTCATTAAATCTTTTTTACTTTGTTTTAATAAACTACTTACAAGAGAACCAATTTTTTCTTCCATGTTATTTACACTCTTTATGACTTTCATTTCTGTAGTATCATAAAGTTTTTCTAATTTTTTTATTTCTGCTAGTTCTTCTGGTGTATGTTTTTTATAAGCAGAATAAGTATCCTCAACCCATTTACTTGGGTTTGATTTTAAGTCAAATATAGAATCACCAATTAATTTTTTTTCATTACTTACTTTTTTATAATTACTTTTTATACTATTTAAAGCTTTTATAGTAGAAGCTAATGGTGTTTTTGCAGCAGCTTTAATCCCTTTTGTAGGTGGTAAAAGATCACCTGCTTGTTTTAATCCTGCTAATGTTCCTAGTGCTGTACCTCCTGCAATAAAATCTCTTCTACTTATTCCTTCCTTTTGAGGAACTTTTTTAGCCACATCATCTGTAGCACCTAAAGGCATCACTAATTCTTGAAGAGATTTCACTCCTGAACCAACACCTCTACTTACCATAGGAGCTAATGTAGAAGCATATTTTTGAGCCATAGGACCAGCTGCTAATCCTAAAGTTTCTATAAGAGCTTCTGCTCCAGATTCTATATCCTTACCACCACTTTCAAAAAACTTACCTGATTTTTGTCCTGCAGATTCAATCCACTTAACAGGATTTAATAACTCATTAAGTGCTACATAAGTATCAGGATCAGTTACAGTGTCAGCCACTATTTCAGGAAGTTCTTTTATAAGTTGAACGTGCTTACGTAGTTCAGGAGGTATAAAGTATGTTGATGATTTTTCAGCCAACTTGTCTATCCTTACTATTTAACTCATCTCTAAGATATTTCATTCTACGTAAACAAGCAATAGATCCCTGTAGTTTATAGATCATAGAGACTTCTGTTGCTTGCTCTAATGCTTTATGTTGTTTAGCTATAGAGTCATCTATGTATTCTACAAATGCATCCCATAGCTCTTTGTCAGTGGTAAGCTTTCTTAATATCATCATTATTGTATAGGTCCTTGATTACCAGTAAAGCCTTCTTCTTGTGGAGTTGGTACTGTACCTGTACCTATTGTACCACCACCAGTTCCTTGTGTGTCTTCTACTTGTCCACCTGCAGGAGCAGGGGGTTGTCCTTGTTGTGGTGGAGGTGCAGGTGGTGGATTAGCTTCCTGAAACTTTTTAAGTATCTCTGCCTGTACAGCAGCTTGACTCATAGAGTTAGCTACCTTGTCAGGATCAAGATCCATACTCTTTGCAATCTCTCTAACAATGTAATCCATTCTGGCAAAAGGAGCAAGAGCAGGATTAGATACTGTCTGCATAAACTGCATCAATCTCTGACTTCTAACTTCATTAGCCATTAAGCTTTCTGTACCTTGAGCTTTAACTTCAAGATCACCTTTAATCTCTGGATCAAAGTCAAACTGCATATTAAAATTAAAGAATGCCTTACCTAAAGGTCCTAGTAGATAGTCATCTACATTTTTAATGACATTACGAATAGAACCATTAGCTGCATTCATCAACATAGAGATACCTGATGCAGTTCTACCTACACCCTGTATGCCTGTTTGTCCATGAGCAAACGAAGGAAAACCAGTAGATTCATCTGCAAGAACTCTGGCTTTGTCAAACATTTGCATATTCTCATTAGATACATTAGGAAATTTTGTTCCAAAGATCCCTTGTCCGGGAGCACCACCCTGTCTTCTAAAGACTTTTCCGGGATATACTGTAAGATCTTGTCCGGGAACTAGGTTAGTTTCATCTACTTCTATCAACAAGTTTCCTGATAGTGCAGCATTATCTACTGACATACGCATGAAACCATTCATTAGGGTCTGTGTATCATCCATGTTCTCTGCAATACCTACACCAAAGATATTGTAAGGATTCATTTCATAAGGTGTAGCATAGTAAGGTAGATAGGCAGGAGTAAATGGGTTCATTACTAAACGTAGTATACAGCCATTACACAGCCATACATTAACACTTAACTGTTCCACATCTTTTAGTTCTTTGGGTATATCTACATCATACTGTTCTATAATCTCTCTATCTACAAAACCCCAAAACTCTAATACTTCAAATCGTTGAGAATAATCATCTTCATTACTCTCATCCATTGCGTGTTCCCACCATTCTTTATTATAGTTCTCACCTATATCTAATGCCTTATCAATAGCATTATCTCTAAAGAAAGGTCTACGCTTTAGTGAACGTAACTGAGAACGAGACATCTTGTGTCTCTCTATGACATACTCTGCCTCATCCATATTATTTGCATCTGGATCAGGATAAAAATTCCAGATAGAAACATTAGAAGTTTGTGGTACAGTTTTAAATACTGGATTGTATTCACCTTCTTCATCCCAATTAGGATATTCTTTATCAACTGCAAAAGGTCCTTTCATAATACCAGTACCAAATAAAGCAGCCTCAAAAGCAGCAGATCTTAGTTGTTTCTTAGCATTAGACTCTTCTAGTTGATCATGGATTTTCTTTTCCATCTTTTTAGCTGCAATCATTGCAGGGTGAAACTGCACAGCAGATGGACTTTTACCTGCCTTAAAACCTACATCTTCTTCTACAGGACTAAGATCATCTTCTAAAGGCCCTACACGTTCATTAAACTCTGGCATAGTTTCACCCGGTCTAAGAGTTCTTTCATCATCAGAGCCTGTATTTGTGTCTCCTAGAGCTTCTTTTAGTTGTGGGTTAGTTTCAAAGCTAACAGTGTCTTCTACCCCTTCAGGAAGCACTGTAGGGTTAATACCAAGAGGAAATCTAGTACTACCAAAAAGAACCTCTACAAGCTGTCCATAAGCAGCAAGAACTTTTGTTTTAGTAACTTTTACAAATACTCTTGACTTTTCTGTAGAAGTAAACTGAACTTCAGGACTGTAAAGACCTCTGTAATTTCTGTAAGCTTGAATCCATCTTTCTTCATCAGATCTTCTTGCAGTTTCTGCTTTACTAAATTTCTCTCTTACAAATCTTTCTATTTGACCTGCAGGTTCATCTGTAAGACCATCTGCAATCATGTCTTCTATTGCTGCAGATTCTTCAGCATCTATTGCCATCTGTTCTGTATCTTCTGCCATATTCTATCCTTAATATCCAAATGTTGCGTCTGCTGCTTGAAATCCAGTTCTTTGTGTATCTGGATTGTAATCAAATAAACTACTTCTTGGTCTTGTCATAACACCATAACGTAAGGCATCATATAAGTGATCTTCAGACTTTGTGTCTACATCCTCTGGATTATTTTTATCTAGAGGAACAGAAGGAAGCTGAGAGATAGTATGAATACACGTATTAAAAAAGACCAGTCTAGGTTGTTCAGTAAACTCATCAACTTGTAATCTTCTGTGTATCTCATTTTTTCCTGCAACCCTACTACCCCTGCTTCTGTCTGATGGTCGCCATCTGCAACCTTTTATAATCATCTGCTCTGCTAGTGATGGTCCTGTGTCACCTCTTTTGTGCCAAAGAGAACTATCTAGTACACCATAACGTATCTTACCATCTTCTTGCTCTGCTTCTAGTACTAGATCTGCTAAATCAGTTGCTAATACTTTTGAAACATATAGCTCTCTGTAGACAATTAGCTGTTCATCAGGAGCGACTGCAAACCATAAAACCCCTGTATGACTTCCGTAGCCATAATCACAGGCTCTGAACTTAGTCCAACCAGTAGGTATATCGTAAGGCTCAACAACATGAGTGGCTCTGTTCCACTCTGGAAAAGCTGCTCCTTCACTAACATCCCAATTCCCTTCTAATAGTTGTCTTCTTTGGTTCTCTGGTAGAGAGAGTAAGTTTGCTTCATACATACCATCTTCTGCTAAATATGGATTATCAAATAATGTAGCAGGTATAAATCTTCTTTTAAATAGTGGCTGTCCTTCCTGACTGTGACCTTTAGGCCATAATAAAGGTCTGCCTGTTTCTATATCTGTTGCCCAAAAAGGTTCTCCATGTGGAGCAGGGTCTACAAACATTTTCTTTACCCAACTATGTCCGGGACCTCCGGGGTTTGTTGTAGCTCTCTGGTATAACTCTAAGCCACTTTCTCTTGTAGTACGTAGTCGTGATCTCATGTAGTCAAATGGGTAAGGAGTAGGCCACTGTGTAAGCTCATCAAACCCTATCCAACTAAATGCCTGACCTTGATATCTTGTTACGTCATCATCTCTATCTAAGTAAGATAACCAAAGAGTTGCTCCAGAAGGTGCTACCCAAGTCTTATCTCTTTCTAAAAACTTTATATCAGGAACAGCTTGAGGGTATAATTGTTTAGAAACTGATATAAGTTCTCTTAATTCTTCTGTTGTACGTCTTACTAATAACCCTCTAAAGTTTGGATTACTAAAGTATCGTACTGGATCTGCAAGCATTGCATAACTTTTACCACCACCTGCTGATCCTCCATATAATACTTCACGTTCTCCTGCTGATAGAAAGTCTGTCTGTGGACCTTTATTAGGTTCAAATATTATTTCTGTTGGTTTTTCTTCAGGCTGACTGTAAACTTTCTGTTGAACTGGCTGTTCTTCCAATTCTTTCTTTGGAGAGTCTTTCTTCTTTTTGTAACGCTTCTTTGTACCTCTTAGCGAGGTAGCTTTGAGCTGAAGCATTTGACTTACGTTTTTGTTCAATTCTAATTCTCTTCATTAAACCTACATGAGATATTTCTCTACCTGACTCTTTACTTAACCAATTAGCAACTTGTCTATAACTATATTGTCTAATATATTTTTTTGCTTTTTCAAGTAACTCTAACTCTGTAGGAATAGGTAATAATATATCTCTATCATTCTCATCTTGTTTATAGCCAAAAGGTATAACCCTTCCAACTCTAACTACAGGTTGCCAATCATAGCCATACTCTGTCTTTTCAGGCTTAGGTAATTTCCAAGTTTTATCAATCTTCATTTTTAGGTGGTAATATAAATAATGGATTTGCAGCTGATACTTCTACTTTATCAGTTTTAACAAATCCACCTCTATCTAATATATCTTTTGCTGCAATCATTCTTTCTTTATTACCAAGATCTGTAGGATTATCTATAACCTCAGCTAAAGAGTAAGCAGCCTTAGTAGCTGTAGTTGCTAAAAACTTTTTAGTTAAGTCTGCTATCTCATCTTGTAATGCATTAGTAATAGTAGAAGTAGCTAAGTCATGACTATATCCTGCAAGTTTTTTAGCTGTAACAGGATTACCTTTTGCTTCTTCAAATAACACATCAAGAAACTTCTGTTGCTTTTCTGTTAGTTGTCTAGCCATTATGTATCTACCTTATCTGGTTGTTCTGTTCCCGGAATAACTTGACAAAAAGGTCTTGCTTGATGTACTTGAGGATATGTAACAGCTTTGTTTGCTTTAGCAATAGAATCTTCAAAGCATTTTTCTTTACTTGTATGTAACTCATTGCCTGTTATTACCATACATGATGTTGCATTCATACTAGCACAAAGAATCATTATAGACATCCACATTATGATAACTCAAAGTGAGGTCCATCAATAAATGGTCTTCTGCCTTGTCCTCTTCTTAGA